CTGGTATCCGATAGCACTCGATAATTCTTTATTTATAATTGCCTTCAAAATACCAGACACGTAATCTAGTATCAAAAATACCACTAAAACAGCTATCGATATATCCCAGCCACCAAGCATGTAAATAAGCCCTGTTGCAATCACGGCAATAAGACTATTAAAACTCTTTGTTATATTTTCCATTATGTCAATCCTACTATTTCAAAAATTCTTAATTGCGAGTCCTGCCAACCCTTTATCCAATGGCGACTAAGGGTTAAATTGACACCTGTTATTCTGATAGAAATCATTGCTGCGAACGCTAATCCATCGTCATTAGCAATGAATGCCGTTGTGTTGTACGATGTCACATTAGGTGTCAGTGGTAGATTAACGGTAGTAGTATTGTTTAACGATGCGCCACATCTAACAAGTAAAACCCTGTATTTATTAATGTTTGGCACAGTAAACGATGTTACACCGTTATTTACGTTGGCGGTCGTAAATAACACATCACTATTTAAATTGTTAACCGCATTGGTAATGGTATTTATGTCACCTGCACCAAATGTATCACCTACCTGTGTATATTCGGTAACATCCTTTAAAGATACAGTTCCGTCATCGTTATTAATCAACTCGTATTTCCGCTGTGCAGTCTTTGGTATATCGTCTTTATAATCTGTTTTTAAGCTCATATTTTACCTCCTCCTAACCTGAAAGATAATCTCTTTCGGGCATTTTTTTGTAATTGTAATATATCGTTTAATTCTAATAAGTTATTTTCTAACGTATTTAATTCTGTAAAACTCCAGACAACTCCGTTCCCCGTTCTTGGTTTTACTTTTGTGTATCCTTGGGGAATAAAAGTATTTTGAATTACTGTATCTACGTTATCACTCACCGTATTAAAAGAACTAACTGTTAAAACATCACCTAATTTGACGTCTCGCATCTCATTTATATTAAAATTAAGATACAGCTTACAACCCAATTCGTGCAAAAACTCAATATTATTTTTGATGCGAATATAATCAGGTTCTATATTGAAGTGTTCTTCGGGATTTCCATCCCAGTTAATTTTAGGTTCAACCCATGTCATAATTTAATTACCTCCATTTCCCCAGACATACCACCGTTAAAGTTGATAGTATTCGATTTTACTCTAGACACTACATAATCCTCGAATTGTGATTGTAGGTATATAACATCAAATGGTTCAACTTCAGGATTACCTCTGTAAGGTACGTTAAATGTACTGGTTTTTTCTATGTAATCGTATAGCCATCTCGCAATCAATTCCGATTGTTCTCTGCTGGTTATCAACGGGTTTCTAAATGTCTTAGTGATCCCATGATGGTTAAAAACGACACTATTTATATGTTCTACCATGTCTATCTTAGTTCCCACCAGTGTGACTTTTGGCGGCTCTGCGGGTGAAGTCCAACGAATCGAAAATTCTGTACATGTTGGATACATGGCGTATATCCCGTTGACTGATACGTTAATATCAAAGCTCGGTACTGTTTGAAAAACTGGCTCATGGGTTATTTTATAATACGCATTCCCATTTTCGACCCTCGAACAATACCCCTCAACCTCTATTGTTTCAACTCCCGGTTGCAATACAAAAAAACTAATGTCAATCTGTTTGATTTTATCGATACTGCTTACGACTGGTTTTTGCGTTGCATTATTAAAATCTAGATAAAAATCGTTAACACGACCTCCGTTTATCTGATTGACCACGCTCCTTTGGTTCGGTTTAGACCAACTGTTGATTGTAATAATGATTTTGTCTAATCTTTCGACGTTTTTTAAAACGGAGTATCTAACCTGTGTATTATTAGTTACATTGACAGTATCAACCGTTTGGTTGTTAAATTGGTAAGTAACACTAAAGCTCGTCGCATACTCATTTTTTACATTATCAAATACAATAGGCAGTTCGTATATTGATGTAGGGATAGAGTAACTAATAGTGATTGTTGGCTTTATCGCAAATATACCATTACTATTTGATACATTTTTACTAATAAAGCCAGTTGTCTGCAGTTGGTCGAAATCATCACTGGCGATAAGCATTGTGCCATTTGTAGTGATGTAATCTTTATCTGCAACAACATATGACTGTGTCGGTAATCGGATATCGTTAAACGCTCTTTGCGTATTACTCAAAGGTTCTAATCCCCCGTTATCAGAAACAGTTATAATAGGGTCTAATGCATTTTTAAAAGTAACCACTCCGTTGTGGTCGGTGTATAAAATACAATGCCCTGCGTTGGCAATTAATTGTAACGCCTCTTTGATGTCCATGATATCTAATCTGGCAGTTGTATATATGGTATCTAAACAAGGATCTAATTTATATGGAATGGTTTCCGGGTAGTCATCAATAATTATTTTAGCCAAATTACTAAGTGAGATCCCACGTGGATGATGCTTATCATGTTCGGAAATCGGCGCACCATAACACTCATGTTCTAGCGAGCTCAATTTGTCTCGCCCATAAAAACTAACACCTAAAGAATCAGCAGTGGCGTTACCGTCTAGATACAACGTGTCTGCCTTTAACCACTCAATTACGCCGTCTATTTCTCGCCCATATTCCAACACCACCTTTTGATTAGGCTCTACATAACGCCATAACCCAGTAGGGTTTAATGCATTAAAATCACCCTCTAAGTTAGTAATATTAAAGTCTATCTCATTTCGGCTTAACTCGATACTTAATAAGTCAATACTACGACTATGTGTGACTCCTTTGTCACTAAGTTGATGATTGGTAATTTCCATCTGTACTCCAAAATCGATTGTTCCCATTCTAGCCCTTTGATGTGGGTGACTCCAAGCGTTTATTACTATTTTAATTGACACAATATCAGTTTTATCAATATTTTCTAGTACGTATTGACTTGAGTTACAATCAGTTACATACGTTACCTCCGTCGCACTACCATTTTTGATAAAATGCAACTCAAAATCAGTCGCATAACCGCCACCAAAATAGTCAAACAAAATGGAAAAACCAAAAAATTCTTGTGGTGAATCAAAATCAAAAACGATAGTAGGAGGAATAGTAAACATACCATCCTCACCGCTTAAAGTTTCTGATATCACTTTATCTTGTTCATTATATAGGGGAGAGTCACCATAAGGTATTATTCTAAAATTATTATTATCACCTGTTGGCATACGATCCTTTTCAGCTGTTACGTACGTGTATACTGGTTTATTCCCAGCTGTTAATAGCTGTGGGTCATTGCCCAAAAAGATACAATTCTTAGACAATGACCTGTTAAAAACAGCGCCATTTTGTGCGCGTGTATTAACAAAATCGTATGTAATTCTTACATGTGGGGCGTTACGCTCACCCCGCATTTGTTCTTTGTATGCTTCGGTTACGCTTAACATCCCCTATCCCCCTTTATCAATTAAGTTTACTTTGCAATTTTTGTACATTTCTATTACCCCGTTATTAGAATCCAGGGCTTCGCCATCTCGATCACCAGGATACATACGCACAGTCATTCGTTGGTTTGTTTCGGGGTTTGTAAAAGTAACATTTACATAAAATGGCTTGACAGCTTGTAATATCGAAGCCCATTGTTGGGCAGTTAAAAACGACCATTTCAGGCCGTCTAATTTATATATTTCTCTACCTATTTTTTCGCCCACCATCACACCGTTTGCATTTCTGCCTACGTTGACCATTGTAGATACAACTACTTTGAAACCCCTGTCAGGTTCTGGTAAGCGTACACCATTAACTACTATATTTGCACCCATTTTTTTACCACCCCTCAAAATTATGACCTAGTTGCTTTTGCCCTCGGCGATTTGCTCTAGCGATATCTCGGTCACCTATATATAAATCAATTGCATTAATTGCTCGTATCATTTCTTTCATCAACATTACCATTTCTTTAAATAACTCAATACTTTCTGGAGATGTGTCATTATTTTGATTACCTGCAAATTCTTTCAAGGCTCTCATATTAACATCAAATAACTTATCTTCTGGAGCTACAACCTCTCCTTGGTGTTTGTTATCTCCAATAATTGCAAGCTGTGGTGTATTAGCTTCAACGTATCCACCTTGTGCTAGCATAGGTATTTTTGGTACATCGATAGTTGGTAAAAAACCAAACGGCGCACCAATAACTGGTAAACTCAAACTTCTAAGTGCATTCAAGGCCGAATTAAGCCCATTGAATGGTATAGCGACAATGCTGTTAATACCTTTAATCAGTGCATTTATTACAGCTTTTAGCCCGTTCAAAATCCCGTCTGTTATGCCTGAAAATACCGCTCCACCTGAACTGAAGACGTCCTTGACAGCTTGCCAAGCTCTTGAAAATTGGTCTCTAAACCAACCGGTAATGTTACCAAAAGCATCTTTAATACCTTGCCATACATTGCCAAAATACTGTCCCACACTTGAAAATGCGGAAAAGACTGCTTCTCTTGCGCCGGTAAACTTTTCGTCAAACCACGAGCCGACATTAGTAAATATTGCGCTAATACCGTCCCATATCATCATGAACAATTCTGCTGGCAAAGCTATCAAAGCAGAAATACCGTTTAGTAAACCTTGCATAATGAAACCACCCAATTCCGCAAAAACGGTTGACGGCGAGTTAATACCAAACAACTTTTTGAATGCATCAACAAACGGCTTTGCTAAATTGTTATATAACCAAGTACTAATACCAACCATCGCATCGATAATACCTCTGAAAAGTCCAATTATAATGTAACCACCGCATTCCTTGATTTTTTCGGCAAAATAATTACCTATGTTTCCTACTGCTTCTGCGATGAAAGAGAACAATGCAATGTGTATCCCTAAGATAGCCGTACCTATCACTAACGCTAAATCAGCAATAATACCAAACCAATCAATACTAGCTAACAGTTCGAAAATAGCTCTTCCAAGCGCTCCCCAATCTAAATTGGTTATAAATTCAATAAGTGATTTTAATAGACCACGAGTACCGTCGCTTAGCGTTTTACCAATTTTGCCCCATTCAATTGTATGAATTGCTCCATTTATCCCTTCTGCGATTGAGAAACCAAACAATCCCCAATCGAATGTACTAACAAACGTATAACCTATGTCAAAAATGGTATTGATTCCTTGACCAAAGCTGTATCCCACCAGTCCCCAGTCTATGGTTTTCATGGCGCTATTTAACGTATCAGCTATACCTTTTGTAACGTTTATACACGCACTTTTTATTGCGCCCCAATCCAGATTGTTAAGTACCCCGTTAATACCGTCACCAATTGCATTGCCTAAATTACTCCAATCAAAATTAGTTGCAAATGTATCAGCTGTCCTAAAAACGGTGTTAATTCCTTGTGCTAATGTGTATCCAACTAAAGTCCAGTCGGTTGCTTCAATGAAGCCATTTAAAAAAGTCGCAGTACTTTTTGCTATTTTGTCTAAAGTGGCTTGTATTTTAGTCCAATTAATACTTTCTAACGCTCTGTTTATTTTTTCCCCTACGATTCTTCCGATGTCTGTAAAATCAGCATTTGCCCATGCGTCTTTTATCATTTGTGCAAAGTCACTCGCACCACCATCGCCCATGTTTCCGTTAACTAATCCACCGCCGCCAGTTCCGCCACCAGAATCATTATCTGGCGTTTCTTGGTTTGGGCTCACAATATTCAGTTCGTCCAATCCTGTTGAGTTATTAACTTCTTTGACTGCTTTACCATATTTTTTTACTGCTCCCGTCGCAGTATTTAAAGATTTTGCAGTAGCTAAGGATGCATTATACGTCGACCCAAACAAAGCATTAAAGAAATTAGCAATTGTCGATGTAATTGTAACCAAAGCGGACATTAAAGCATTTAGCGCTGGTAAAATAGCACTATAGATAGGCATAAACGCCACTTGGAGATTAGTTTTAATTTGATTTAAAGAATGATTAAACTGGTCGTTAGCCTTTAAAGAATTCCATAAACTAGTCGATAGAGCTCTAACTCCTCGTCTTAAACCACTCATGATTAAATTTGAAACTATTAAACTTCTTGTTAATTTACCAAAATTTAGAGCAGATTTATTTGCAGAATTACCTACATTGTTTAACCCCTTAGAAAAAGGGTTCAGTTTATTGAATACTGTTTTTATACCCTTTCCTAATGAACCTATTTTCTTAATGACATTTCCCAATTGCTTACCAATTTGTTTAAAGCGCCCTCCAAGTCCCGTTAAGCCTTTTACAACTTTGCCAAGACTAAGATTGACACTTTCAATCATGTTTTTCAATCGTGCCCAGATTGTTATTTCTTGTTCAACTTGCTCGCCTCCTAAATTCAATTGTTTGTTATTAATAGCGTCGTAAGATGCACCAACTTGGTCAAATTTAAAACGTAATTCGTTAAGTCGTTGCTCTATTTTGAGAAGTTGCGATTGCAATTTATTGGCTTCGTCTGAACCATCTAAGGCATCTTTTAAAGCGTCCTTAAGAGGATACGATTTATTTTTTAGCGCATCCATTTCTTCCCCTATTAAATTCATTTTGTTCAATAAGTAATCAGCTTGTATGTCATCAGCAACGGGAGGACCTCTAATTTTAGGTGTAGCAATCGTAGTTTGTGGTATGCTGACGTTTGAAGTTGGAACAGTAAAATTTTGATCTGGTTGCTTGATTCTTATATCCTTAAACATTTCGGTCATCCGTTTGATCGATTGTTCTAGTTTATTTATCATTGCATCTAATGCCTGCGACATGCTGTCTTGAATTACTTTCATGCTGTCGCTTAAACTAGAACCAATTTTATCAAACATTGTAGACATTGATTTTTGAAAATTTTCTTCGAAACTCTCGGCCAAAACTTTTCCTGCGTTCTTGGTTTGTTTTTCTAAATCGGAACTTATTTCAAAGTCTAATGATACTTTTCCTACACTGTCGTCATCTGCCATTTAATCACCTACCTTTCAAATATAAAAAGAAAAATAGACACTGTGCTGTGCCTATTTGAATTTTTGTACAAAATCATTATAAAGTTCTCTTGCTCTCATTTTTCTTTCTTCGTCAGTCATTACACTAACCTCTTTTCGCATTTTTTTATTACGATAATCGTCACGAATGCGTTTTTGAACCTTGGTAAAGGTCTTTATAACCTCGGGATCTTCTTCCGAACGTATGATTACCAGTTTTCCTAAAGGTGTTGTTTCGTCCAAGCCTGAAAGGAGTACGATAAATTCTTTGTAATCCATATCATTAGCGTACAAATCCTTCTGCGGATATTGTTTAGCAAATGACTGTTCTATCGCATCAAAGTCATCAAACATGTCATACCACTTTTCTACTTTCCCGCCTGTGTCACCTCGTCTAATTCTGTGCCAGATATCCCAGCCATAATTGTTTCGACAATATAATTTTCCGCTTCGAACGTTAAAGACATTGATTTAATGCATTCAAAAGCTTCTTTTCCTAACGCCTTCTTAATAATTTTATCTGTCAATTTCGCTTGTTCTTCTGGATTGTCTTCGTCTACATCTCGTGCCATAGCGAAGATACCTAACACGTTGGTTTTTTCTGTGTTTATTTCAAAAGTTTTATCTTTACCAATGACTATGAAAGGTCTTTTATTCTTTGCTTCTAATCTTTCAATAATATCGTATTTTCTTGCCATTTCTTTCTCCTCCTAAACAATATTAACCCACTTCGGGATGCCATCACCATGGAGAGTAAATTCCAATCCTGAAACATCCGTTGATTCTCCTCCGCCCATGTTTGTAACGTCAACAATGCAGTCAAAAACAATTTTCTTTTTTTCGAAAGGAAATTCAATTTCAGCGACTGTTTGACAGTCTCTGCCAATATTAAACGCCAAACCGTACACATAATCATTACCAGGGTTTCCAACACTTCGTTTAGCTTTTACATCCACCGAGTATTTTCTCGATGTCACTAAACCTTTTCCCCAACCACCCATATTCATGGGTGTCCACTCTTCTAGTGAAGCTTCGGATTTCGGTTCAACACTAGTCGTTTCAGCAACTTCTAACATATCTTTTTCTCCGCTAGCTCTCCCTTTTGTTCCTATCCTAAAAATAAGGGCATTAACAGGATACGCCCCTTCAAAATCACTCATATTCTTTCCTCCTATTTCATTTCATGTATTTGAAATTTAATTCCAATGTATATTCAAAAACACCGTTATCGTCAGTACCAAGAAAGATAGGTTTTCCCTGTCTAAAATTGATATCAACAATTCGGTGCCCTTGTATGTAATGCTCTTTCCCAAAGAAAAAATTAAAGACTTCATTTGCCTTTAACTCTGCCTCGGTGGGGTTTTTTCCCCAATGTATTAAAATAGATACTGCTTTACTGTCTATCCTAGTATTTTGCAGACCACCAATGTTAATGGTGGGTGGCAATGTTTGTGTATCATACACCGTAATAGACTTTGCATCGGTGCTATCTCTTTTGCTAATTCCCCAAGCTGGACAGTCAATGGTCTCTTTCATGTAATTTTTGATGTCTTTTAAAAGTATCATGTAATCAACCCCTTTGCTTCTTGCTTAAAAAAGGTCATGTATGCTGTAATTACAAATTCCAATCCCTCACCAGATAAATAATGATCCATCCATTTACCCTCGGCGTTAGGATTCTTATCAGTTCTAAAATTATACTCTGGATGCCAATATAAGCGCCTTGCGTACGGTGTGCTAAAAATAATTTGATATATACCCTCGGCTTCGACGACATCACCACTTTTTGACAGCTCACCCTCCTCGAATGGTACTACTTGCCTAGTAATGATGTCAGCAAGTATAGCCTCGGCGGTCAATTTCAAAGCTGTTTCCGATGCCTTTTCTAAGCGTTTTAGCTTGCTTTTATCCAACTTGACCTTTACTTTGACTTTCGTCATTTAAGCTCAAACTCCGTACTATAGACAACGCCTAACATTCGGTTTTTTGAACAGGTGTAGATACCTGTCTTTTGCCCGTTAACCATGGCATAACCCTCAAACTGTAATTGATTTTCTATCTTTACGTCACCTTGGATGATTAGCTTCCCAGTGACTTGTATCAAGTGCGACTTTTTATCAAATCGTTGACTTGACTTTTCGTCGTATATGCCCTTACCCTCGTAAATTAGTGTTTCAATCGTACCGCTGTCCTCTGTATTTTGGGTTTGATATATCTTAATCTCCGCCACCGCTTCCCACGTAGGAAATGGCAACGGGGATGATATTATAGCCTTAGGCATCTTAAGCCCGTCTGGTCTAATAAATTAAGAACGCTGTCATCTGTCTTAATTCCGTTGACCTCTTTCGTTTCTAGGGACATTGATACGCTACCTGCTTTAAAATTAGATACTGGTAAGTTGAGATACGGACCATGCGTGAACATGAATTCAGCTTGCTGACAAACTGCTTTTTTTACTTTGGTTTGTTGGAAATCAGTGAGGTTGTCAAAACCCCTTGCAACAATACGATTAAAAGTCAAACTATCTATATCATCTTGAGCGTTTGACAATGCTTTTTCTAGTTGTTCATCAGGTATTGCAGTACCTAAAAAGGTGTCTTTGTAGTACTTCGCATTTGCATATAGCATACAAGTCACCTAAGTTCCCTTTTTAGAATCTTTTTCAGGTACTTCTTCGTTTTTAGGTATATCTTCTTTTTTAAGTGCAACTAACTCTTTTTCCTGTGCTTTAATGACTTTTTCTTGCTCTTTTATTTTTTTCTCTAGTTTTTCAATGACTGCATCTTTTTCAGCTGTTACTTCTGCGTGCTTGGCAATGCTAATCTTTGTAACAGGAGATTGTTCTATAGTTCCATCATCCTTAATGATATTAAAACCCTCTTTTAAATACCTATCTTTTTCTTGCTCGGTAATTGTATATACTTTATTTCTTTTTTCTGCTTGCATGTTAACCCTCCTTAAGCTTCTACGTTGAACGCAATACCAGGAGCCTTAAGCTCCAATAAAAAAGTATCACCGTAGCTTCTGTTTTGTAAAACATATTTATCCGCAGTTCTTGAGTCGTGCCCTGGAGTAAATACTTTTATGTACGCATATTTTTTGCGTGTAACTTGGCATGACGGATGGATTAACATCATATTAATCTGTTTTGCAGTTGTAGCAGGGACACAACCATCTGTAAAGTTATACTTTGTTTTAAATCTTGCTGACGGTATTTTTTTAATTTCCACGTCATCCAACGAATACACTTGACGGTCAATCTTACCATTGTTAGATTGTACACCTAATGTTCTTTGTATTCCTTCTGCATTTTTTAATAATTTATGTACCGCAGAAGTCACACATAATACACGTCCTTCGGATGGTACTCCTACGTCATCCATTTCTGCCATTCGGTCATCGAACCACGATAATATATTTCTTTCTGTTAAAATTTCATTATCTATATGTGCTCCGTTATCTTTATAAGTAGTAGCTTCATCATAAAGTTTTGAGTAACGGTATGAATCCGTTTCAGGAATCGCTTGTTCCTCTTCGAAAATGTTTTGAATGTTAGCCATTTCTAATACTAGGTTTGTTTGGTCAATGTCCATTGGGTCAACTGGAATTTCAATATTTCTGTCGTGCTCCAATATTTTAGGTACCCAGCTATTTTTTAATGATCCAGTGTTAAATCCCATTACATTACGGTTGTGATCCTTGTAACCACTCACTGTTAATTGTGGTAACTTAATCGTCTGTGCATTAATAAATTTCACATGTGGGTTTGAGTTCTCTAAAAAGTAAGACGTTAATTCTCTTTGGTACTTTCTTTCGATCTCACTCATAAAGTTTTCTGCGTAATCATATATCGCCATATTTTATACCTTCTTTCTTTATTTAATCTTTGTTCCCGAATGCGGAAGCTAAAATATTGCCCCCTGTAGTGCTCTGCCCGTTTCCGCCGGTACCCCCAATTTGTCTAAATCCTTGAGTACCTTGTTCTTTTAATAAAGTTGGAAACTCTTTTGTGGCCTCTTCGATCGCCGTTTTCAACTTCTCTTGGTCCGTTGTACCGTCCTTATTTACAAATGTGGTACGGTCGATAACCTTTAATAAAGAGGCTGTCTTTCCAGGATCAACATTCAAAGTCAGGGCAAGAGTAGTGATATCAGCATTCATTGCTTTTTCTTTTAGTGCCTTGTTTTCGGCTAAAACATTTTGGTACTCTTCTTGCTTGGCTGTTGTCTCACGGGCTTTTGTTTCTCTAAAATTCGTGATAGCCTGATTTAGATCGTCGCCAGTCAGACCTTGTTTTTCTAGATAGCTTTTTAAAATATTTTCTTCCGTTTTTGCATTACGTTTGCTAACCGTGTCTGCAATTTTGTCGTAATCAATTTCCACTTTTGTTGATGGAGTGGTGTTAGGCGGATTTTGTGGGTCTTGGTTGCTACCACCATCCCCTGTGTCACCATCATTAAAAAGCTGTAAATCTAATTCATAAAATTCTTTCATTGTGTAATTCCTCCTGTTATTTCGGGTGTCTCCCTAGTTTTTTAAACCACGCACAGTTTAGTGTCGTATCGTGATTGGACAAAATAAAAAGACAGCTATTTATCTGTCTTCTTAATTTCCTTTTTAATTTCTTTTGCTACTTCATTATCAATAAGTGTTTTCATTCTTTTTTCATTGACCTCGAACTTTTCACCTACTTCGATGGTTTTCTTTAATAATGTGTCGTAATACTCTTTGATACACTCTACTTGTTTCATGTTTTCACCTCTTCCAAATATATTTTTTCTCTGTGGCTAGCACGTCTAAGTTGTGGATTATCTTTTAAATGCTCTCTCAATTCTTTTTGTAAGGAACGTAATTCATTTTTAGCATCACTAACATTAACCTCATCTACATACCCATGCACTTCACGCTTAGCTTGGCGAATCCTATTTTCTAGCATTCTTTGCCTTTGTTCGGCGTGGTAATTCTTGAGAGCTAACTTTTCATCTGTAGTTGGTGGTTTTCTTGATATACCAGGATAGTATGTTGTTAACAAATGACGACAGTTAGGGTGTAATAACCCATCAGCAACAGCAGTAGATAATAATGCATAACCCGTTTCTTTTGCCAGCTCGTTGGCTTTATCAGTGGACAGGTCACTAAACACATCATCAATTAATATTTGACCCTGCCATTTTAAACATTTATCACAACTAGTGTTGTGTGTTGACACCAATATGGTATAAACCCCTTGCTCCGCCCGTTTACTCCCATCTGCTAAAAATTTAGCCCTCTGGGATGCGGTACGTAACGCCATCTCTGCATACGTTGCAATATTGACCATTCGACCATCGGAGTATTGTATACAGTTAATACCTTGTTTTAAAAAGTTTTTTACCGCTAAGTCAATAGCTTTTGGTAACGTGATTGCTCCAGCATTCAACTGTATAGAAGCGTTAAATATTGTTTTTCTATAAACATCCTCTGCCTTGCGAAATACAGCTCCTTGCGCTTCTTTAAAACTACTTTCCATCTCCGTAATTAAAACTTTCATTTTTCTATCATTAACACCAAAGAAACTCTTTTCAAGGGGTGGCGTAGTACCTGGTAACATTTTTTTGTCACTTATAGGCATAGAGATAGGAGATTTTTCCAACTCTTTTAATTCTGTACCTGTTGGTGACAAAGAAAAACCAGCATCATCTTTGCGGATTAGCTGGTTATCATATGTAGTTGATAGCACTTCGTTTATGGTGTCTTCAATTTCCTTGCTGTACGATCCGATAATAGCTTTATTTTCTTTCCTAAACCTATTAATATCTCTTAACGAAGCCTTTTGCCATTGTTCCCAAGCAAACCCCTCTTTTATTTCTTCTTTGAGATGGCGTTTTAAATTACGCTTTAACGATGCGACAAGCTCCAGTTCCATCTCGACAAAGATATCTTTTAAGCTATAACCATCATTAGTAGCTTTTCGCCTTTGCTGTTCAATATCCTTTTGAACATTTACTTCATCATTTTTATTCGACATCTAACTCACCGTCGTAAGAGGTTACTGTGGGTTCCTCAACTTGCATAATGCCATTCTCTTCTTTTATCCTAGCTTCTTCTTCTTTCTTCCATACATCGTCTTTTGTATCTCCGTATAATTCATCCAGGACACTCCTTATCGACATAACTTGTCCTTGTTTACCTTTTACTACGGTTTCCACAACAGCCTCAAATGATGGATTAGCATACTCTCCAAAATTAACGTCAATAGGTAAATCAATTGGTGGTAGTTTATTTGTTTTTAAATAATGGATATTCAACGCAACTTCGACCACTTCGGGAATAACAGAACGCAATTTAGTTACCAATCGCCCCCTGGTTTGCAAAGTAGTTTTTTCTTTTTCTCGCTGTGCTTCTGCGTTGTCTAACTTTTTAGTATCAATCCCTAATGTACTAGGACTAATTACCCCTTGCAAGCATAAATCTAATATCGTTATATACGATTCTAGATAATTTTCAGACGGTATAGCGGCCTGTACAACTTCTATTTGTCCAGCTTTCCCTTCGTCAAAACTTGTTTTATTAACTGGTATAAATCGACTATCGAATGGATTAGGACGTAGCAATTCTCCTGTTTCTTTAGAACGTGGTATCATCGAAGTTGGAATATACTCCCTTGCCCTCCCAGAACGAAAAGCATCTAGCCACTGTGAAACAATCTCATCAAAAGCATCGAAATTAGAAATCTTTTTATCAAATATCGATTCCCCTCTACCCTTAAACTTTGAACTCTTTTTAAATATTACGGGGATTGACATATTAAATGTCCCTTTGGTTATTACATTGCCTTCGCTATCTTCTCGATATCCGCCAAACGCAACGTTTTGTAGGTTTGCCAGTTCGGGAATTGTTGATAACGGTACCTCTTTATCATCATTAAACGTTCGCAATTCGTGTTTTATATAACCAAACCCGTATCGCTCTAAGTGTACATACTTTTTATTTTTTATTGTATAGTTAGTTTTAAATATAGTTTCTTGGAATCTACCACGATTATATTCAAATTCTATTTTATCGCCTGAAAAAAATTCTAATATAGGTTGTTCTGTAATATCAGTATCCAGGCTGAATTTAAATGCACCATCCCCGGTGTGCAGTAATACGGTGATTACTTCTTCTAGCAAGTCATCGAAATTATTGTCTTTTTCTATTTCATCCCATATTTTTTGATACTCACTTTCAATAACTTCTCCGTCGTCATTCTTTTTCTTATCAATTTCTACCCCATTATAATCACTGACAATGATACCTGCTAATGTGTCAACGATTAACGACGGTAACCCTGTGTGTATCATCCTTGGGGTAATTCTGGCTTGCGATACCACCGACCAAAAAGAGGCATCGCGGTTCTGTGATTGACTGTAAAACTGGTATAATTCGTAAGGATCGCCACGGTACCATATTTTATTTTTAATTGCATTACCTTGGTAATCATACAAACTATTTATCGTGTAAGTTTGACCACCATTTTCTGTTATTTCCAACCAACTTTTTAGCATAGTCTTAAACCACCCCATTCTATAAATTACCTCCTATTACTGTTTCTGCTACACCTGTTATTGCATCTTGGGCATCATCGTGTTTGTTTTTCCCTTCTCTTTGATACTTGACCATAGAGTTGTAAAATTTTGACCATCTGTCTGCCCAATCATTAGGGAAATGTATGTGTTTCATTACCCATGTTGCGTTAGTCAAGATACGTGCCTTTTTATTCTTGCTTTGATGAAACCAAGTTATATCGGTATAATAGTTATCAAAATCTTCTTTTAAGTGCCTATCAACATTCCTTGCATGACCTTTACCCCCGTTGTTGGACTCAAACCTAGCAACGTTTACATCATTTTCATGCAATACCTTGGCTGTCATCGGTTCGGTTTCCTCCATAGGTTGCCTCGTGAAGAGTATATCCAATATATACGCCTCATGGTTATATACACCAAAGACAATACAACATAAGTAGTCGTCGCCCTCGTCTGCTGTATCCGTGTATGCGTAAATACCATCAAACAGACTATCACCATTATTATCAACTGGTAATTTGCTATAGGTTCTAAACGAACTGTACAAGCGCCCTTTAATGTCTATCGGCTCTTGTTGGTAATTGGCACTGGCAATGTCTGCACCCATGTTAGCAGTAACGTCTTGCAATTCAGAATATGTCATAATTTCATCGCATAACATGACGTTGTTATCGTTAACCGCCTTGTAAGTAATCACATGACATTTATCTTTTTTCTTTTCTAGCATTTTGCCAACTAGATCATCACTAGCCCAACGTGTCATAATCAATATTTGTTTTCTTGGTTTTTCCATACGTTGAACCAGTGTGTTGTTATACCATTCCCAGTGACTCTCTTTCACTCTATCGTTATAAGCTTCTTCTCTATCCTTAATGATGTCATCGACAAGTACATAATTTGCTCCTATCCCTGTGGCTGTACCATTGGGAGATGTTGCTAAATAGTTCTTTTCTTCTGACCCCTCCAAGCTCCAAAATCCTTTAGCCGAGTCGCCGTATTTTATTTTTACATCCGGGAATATATCAGTGAAAAATTCTTTTCTGATATTCTCGTTTTCGACCAACACCCCGTCACGTGTCTGCTGTGCAAATAAACTACTCAATATTTGGTTATAAGAAGCTGTCATAAACTTAGTAGTAGAGTCTTGCCCAAATACCCACAATACGAATAACCTTGCTGTAAAGGTTTTGCCGTGCCTAGGGGGCATGTTGATGATTAATATTTGCTTGTCGATATCGCCGTTATAAAACGCTTGTAATGTATCGCAAAGATCACGCAAATAGTGCCTGTCTACTTTGTAAAAATCAGGATACAACAAATGACAAAAAGACCAGAAATTACTCCTAGCCTTACGTATTGCTAATGTCCTCTGGATTATTAGATAATCAATTTTATTAGGCGCTATTGACTTTTTCATATCGTTTAGCCAATTCCTCTAACTCTTCGTCGGTCATTTGCTCGTATTGTCTTTTAATATCCACATTACCACTATGTTCTAGCGATTGTTTATCACGCCATTTATCAGGTCGACGATTCTTTAACCAAAATATTTGAGCTGTAGTATCTGGCGCCATTTGTTTAGTCACGATTTTAGATATTGCTCCCTTTTCCGTGGTCACCTCGTCGTATTCATAGCCAAGAGCCCTTTTAAGGAGTGCATTTTCAACTTGGATATCAACTACTTCTTTACCCTTTTTTAAGGCGTTAGATATGTTAGGGTACTTCTTTTTCCAGTCAATTAAGGTTTCTCTACGGATGCCCATGTTACTTGCGATTTGCTCGTCGATTAAACCATCTCTTGCCCAGCCTTCTAACTTTAATAAAGCTTCGGGTTCAAGCCATTCTTGATATTTTGCCATCAACTCCACTCCTTTCTTAGTTTATATCTTACAGAGCGATACTGGAGAAGGAGAACAAACCAATACCGCTGTGTAAAACAAAAAAGACACTCGTATTGAATGTCCTTTTTTAAATGTTGTTGTAGAGCCTTTGCCCAAAAACTCTATATTAACATTTTATCATTAAATAAGGCTATTTTAGTATCAATTTAGTATCAAGGGGTTGTAATACTTTATCCAGTTTATCAATAGCTATATCCAGTATCCTATAATACGATGCTCGGGAATAACCCTTAACTAATGCCTCTACCTCTCTCTTTTCAGATGTTTGATTGTTTGCGTATATAATCACTACCTCTTTCTCATCTTTTGTTAACAACGTATTTATACCTGACTCTAACCTATTGATCAAAAATTCATACTGACCAATCACGTGATCATATTTTTCTACTTCCTCGATTATTCTTGCCATCTTTTGATGTATTGATTGATGGTTCCCACCCGGCATATCATCAGTATCGTAACGAATACCAAGTGTTGTGTTTTGTATTAGTGCTTTGGTTTCTTGCAGTAAACTAACTGTCCGTTTCCATCCTGCCCAATCCTGCAGATCCTGTTTCGCCCTACTCATCATTAATTGACCTCTTAAACGATGGTTCTTCGCCCGTATATCTTTTGTTATATTTACTAGCTACAGCTGACTTTTTATGTGTGTCCAAGAATGATACCACTGCTCCGCAATCGTCACCACTGCATATAACTGTGAACATGCCTTTGACGGCAAATCTATTATGTACTTTGCACCCACAAAATGGGCATTGTTGAAGTTTATCTTTTTGCATTTCTTTTGTCCTCCTCTAATGAATCGTACAGACAATACCATAACACACACATATTGCACCCACATACTGCCATGGCTATCCATACATTAAAGCCATACACTGCCAACAATATGAATCCAACTATGTCTAGCGTAATGATCAATGTCCAAAATGTTGCTAATATTTTATTTTTCATCACTACCACCCCAACTCTTGTATTTGTTTATTTATGGCTTTTATTTCATCAACACCTATATAACATGCCATTTCTTCAACAGCGGTAGCAGTTTCTTGATTTCTAAAAATATTTATGCATTTTGACAGTAGTAAGAATTCTATATACACCTGCTTGTTTTTAGAATGTTGGTATGCAATCATCTCGGGGGAATAGCAGATTTCAATATAACTTAATTCCTTAAACATATCTTCAGCTGACTTTTCTCCTATTGTGGTTGTTATTACTTCATCTTGTAAATCCAATTGACTTTGTAAATCTTTTATTTTTTCTGTTAAAACTTTATTATGCTTTTTTAAATCCGTGTTACTTTGGTGCAATTTTTGATATTCTTTATCATCTAATATGTATTTCATCTTTACAGTTCCTCCCTATTACTTCTGTGATATATTACATTGACTATCAAAAGAGTACACATATATATTAACCCTTGAGTATTTCCGAAAAAGTACGTCAATGCTGTAAAAATCATTTGTATTATCACTATCCAAAGCATACTTATCACCCTATTTAACCTTTCCTTTAACATAACTAATACCTACCGCAAGAAATACCAACCCTATCTCAAACATGATTGTCGCTGCTACTCCTATCCAAAATAAATTAATGTACATTGTTAGTCCTCCTCATCAAAATCACAAACTTTTATCTTTTTTATTGAGTCTAATAGTTCAAGCACATCGTCATTAGCAAGGTGTGTCATCACACCGTTAATTGAATCTGTCATAACACACAAACTATCTTTGTATGTCATTGCTAACTCGAATGGCTCTATTTGACTTGTATAACTCCCATCATGTGATATTACACTAGCGCCATAATTGTTGGGGAATTTGAATATAAATTGATAACCGTTATTTACTTCATAGCTACTTTCAAAATATTCTTCAAATCCCTCATATTTTAATTTTTGGTGTTGTCTTTTCACAACGTCATTCCTCCTTTAAAACCAAATCAATAAAATAAGTAATATAATCTGAAGTAATATGCCTATGGTCATCACAATGTTATTTAAGCGTGTATGTCCCCTAATAGTGAGACGAATGAGTCCAAACCATAAAGTAAACGTTACTATCACAAACAAAACTGCAATTATATCCATTCTTTAGTTTCCTTCCAATAACTCTGGGTTTTCGTGTATGTTGCCGATTTTAACAAATTGCTCGGCGTACTCTATTTCGTATTGAATATTATCATTAGTCATATAAAATACGCCTGAGTCAAATTTAATAGCATAGCATTCGCGTTCGTCATCTTCTAATTCTTGTTCTTGTAAAATATCCCCCTCAAATATTTTTTGACCATTTTCATCTTTAACACCCGTGTATTGCAATAATTCGATATCGCAGAAACTAGCAGGTGCTAATATAGCAGTTTTATCACCTGTGACCGCTACGATTGCGACGCTACCATCATCAAACAAATGCATCCGATCAACTGAATGCAATTTACTTTCTAGAAATTCTTTTTCTTCCGCATTATAGTAAACACTATTTGGTTTAACTCTAATTTTTGCTTTAAATAATATTTCTCTCATTTTGTTAGTCCTCCTTCATCCAAAAAACCCACCTGCTGTTAAAATAAACATTAGTATAGATAACGCTATTAACGTTAGCTTGAAATTATAATAACTCTCTTCTTTTAATTCGCCGTCATGTGCGTAATTTTTATATAACTCTAGAGACAACAACACAATCATCATTACTTGCCAAATTCCCATGTTAATTCTCCCCTGATATTAGATACTGTACAGCTAACTTATTTAAGATATGTATAAAATCTATAAGGTCTTTTGTTTCGTCTTCTACTAAAGCATCAAATAACCCTTTTAAACTTAATAACATCGCTGTGAAATCTTCTGCAAAGTCACCGTTTTCCTCTCCTATTTTTTTGGCCATAACCTCATATAATGCATCGTAAAATAATTCTGTTTTCTCTATAATTTTCATTTATTTCTCCTCCTCTTCGTCCAAGACATGTAATACTGCTAATTTGTTTAACATGTGTGTTATATCTATAATATCTAAGTCTTGGCTTGTTAAGATGTTGAATAGGTATTTAACTCCTAATAATATTGCTGTAAAATCTTCTGTTGCTTCTAGCCTGTCTACGCCAATTTCTTCGTTCATAACATCCTTTAACGCTTCTGAAAATAATAATGCTTTTTTATTTAATTTCATCTTTCATGTTCTCCTTCTGCTTTGAATAATTCTTCACCGCAATTAACACAATGGGCATATTTGCTTTTGCGAGTGTACTGTAGCCCATCGTGAAGACTACCATCAAGTGCTTCTTCGCCATCAAATCGGACTATATATTTTCCCTCTCCAGTAATTCGGTATAGCCAGTAATATTCATCACACCCACAATAAGGGCAACATTCTAGGTCTTTATTCATTTTTCTACCTCTATCCTTTCGAACTCATAAACATATACATAACCATCGTTAATACCGTATATATCCATCATCACTTTTAAAAACATTTCTTTGGCGGTCATGTACAAACCGTCTCTAAATGTTGTTATAAAACCCTCTTTGACAGCTTCCTCCTCGGTGATGTCTTCCATCCTTTCTACTTTAACAGCTGTTACTTTCAAAAATATCTCAAGGGGTATTTCCTTGTCATTGACGACTTCGATAACTTGTAACATGTCGCCTGTTTTATATTTTGGTTTCACTCGTATACTTTCTAGTATTCGCCATCCATCTGTTATACCAAAAGTTTCATCTTCATCTTCATCCCACCTGAACCAAACATAATTTTTGGGGATGTTTTTAATCTTTCTCATAGTAACCGTCTTTCTGTTATCCAATATTGCTCGTACCATCTCGGTGTTAAATGATATTGGTTTAGCTTCTTTTAATAATTCTTGTTTACTCATTCTAGTTACTTGCATTTTTGTATTCCTTCTTCCCCTTTTCTAAAAAGTATTCCATTGCTTTGATAAGGTTACTAAATGATTCTAGTGTTTCTTCAGTATTTAAGAGTTTAAAATTGTTAGCTGTCTGTTCGAATTCCCCATTAGAAATGCAATAATTCATCATGATTTCTTTCATAGCGAATTCATTTGCTTCTTCTAGGTGTATACGTAACATACCTATATAAATCTCGAAATTATCTAATACCGATTGGTTGTTAAGTTCCAATACTCGTTCGCTCTTTCTTGTACGCATGTGACCATTTTCAAGAAACTGATTATATAAAATATCTCTCATAATCTCTATTGATACTAATTCTTGCTCCATTATTATTCCTCCTTACTCCTCTTTTGATATTTCCTACCATCCCTCTTATTAACAACTCTCTCCATCTCACGTAATGCTTGCGTTAACTGATTATTTGTATGTGTCGTTTGACCGTTACCTAACCACTTTTTAAGCGGTGTAAGGAATTCTATGTAATCTTTGCACTTACGACGTTTGATCAAGTTCTTTTGCTGTTGGGTAGTTAATTTAGCCCTTTGATGATAATCTAGCTTTTCTAGCTCTAAGGTATGGTAATAATCAATTGTTTTATTTTCGCATTCTTGATGTTCTTCCCTTGCATCATTGAATAGAGTGTTTATATTTTTACAAAGGTTATTGTAGTCTTTGATAATCTTTATAATTTGTTTTTCAGTCATTATTGGCATCCTCCTTAGGTATGAAACTAAAGATATGCGCTATCACATCAACAGTCCAACCAGCACCGATAACTGATGCTGCAGCGTTTCTTGTAAGCGAACTAGTATATCCATCAGGTAATGTCTGCAATCTCTCTAATTCCGTTTGGTTAAAGTACCTAATATTCGTCGTGTCTTCAACGCTGTTTTCGTAAACGATTGTTGTAAAACCAGTTTTTTTGTACCGTCTGTACATTTTTTCTTTATCAATTAAAGGGCGACTTTCACTTTCTAATATCGCTCTCGATTTCGTTCTGTCAGTGAATCCACTTGTTAATATATCCTGTAACAATATTTCTTTATCTTGCGGTTGTGTAATTCCGGGTATATTAGTCCAATATAATCTATCTCGCAATTGTCCTGAAACTAATTTCGAGTTGATGCGAATAGGTTCAACGCCCAAAATATCAGTTATTATTTTTTTATCTTCCTGTGACATTCTAGCTACATTTTCTAGCAAGAACCACTTGGGCTTTACGCTCTTTAGAATATCCACATATGTATAAAATAATTTTGATTTTGACCCTTTTAAACCCTGTCTATTTTTCATTGCAATACTTAAATCCTGACATGGACTTCCTCCAATTAACATATCAACCTTTGGTAGTTCCCAATCTTTCCAGTTGTTGACATCCCCTAGTTGGATGGTATCGGGGTAATTTTCTTGTGTTACTGTGATGGCTTTATCTTTTATCTCACTAGCGTAGTATTCATCACACTTAATGCCAGCTCTTTCTAATGCGACTTGACCGCAACTGATACCGTCAAATAAACTTAATACTTTCATTTTTTTATATATTACGACGTGCACGCCATTTATCTAGAATTATATTCCTTTCGTTTTTTTTATTTTTTAGTAGTCGTCACTACTTTTTTATTTGTTTCAATCTTGTTACTCTTACTATTTATTTTCATATACTACACAATTATCAATTAAATCTTGTAATTTGGTTGGCTCATCATCTGACCGTTGGACAAAAGGAAATAGGTCAAGGAATCCGTATAATTCCATGTATTCGCCATCATCTATTTCATCCAAGTATTTGTTACGGGTAACATACAGTCCATCCCCTCTATCTCTTGCGACCCATTTAAAACCACTTTCTATAAAATACTTTGCTAATTCCAACTCCAATACAGTTAACTCCTTTGGTTCTGGCAGTTCTTCTAAGAGCCAATTTCTAATTCCCTCATCATTCATATCTCTCGGACATTTTAAGCTCAAGAACGGTGTATCTTGGGACGGGTCCAATTCGAATTTATTTTCATGTACTAATTTTTCTACTCTTTTCATATTAAATCTCCTTTTTATCTAAAAGCTTCTTTAAAAAACTGTTTTTCTTTTTGGAATGTATAATAGTCTAATTGATTAATCGGACCATTCCTATTTTTCGCTATATCAATCATAACTTCCTCGTACAGCGTTTTATTATTACTGATACACTTAGTACTTTCTTTTAGCAAAAGAACGTGTGTGGAGCTATTTTCGAGTTCTCCGCTTGATTTTAGAGAATGCATTGAAATATTTTTGCTTTTAACTGACTCTCTGTCAAATTGACTTGCAACAAACATTAGCACATTGTGGTCAAGGCACAACTTACGTAATTCTTTGATACAGTATGTCGTCCTGTCAAAATCATTCTTGTTATATGACTTTTCATCCGTACCCAACAAACCAATGTGATCTATAAAAATTACATTTTGTTTATCTTTATCCAGATTATTTAGCATAATGGCTTTCAATTGCTCGATGGTCATAGAACCACTTTTGATAAACGAATCATTTTGTATTGCTTTTTTAGCATCAATCACAAAACCCTCATTCAAATTATCTTTATTAAATTCATCCATTTTACGCTTGCTAGTAATCGCCAAAATTCTCTTAATCATTACTTTTGGAGCGACCTCTAAATTAAAGTACTGACATTTAAACCCATTTGTCACATCCTGTGATAAGCTCTGATAAAGATTTAATAAAAATGCTGACTTACCAAACCCGCTGACTCCTGCTACCGTTACTAAATCCGTGCTATCCAATTTCAAATTACTTGATAAATATTCAAACCGACTAATCATGATACCTTTTTTATCATCCAAAATAATTTCCTCCAGTTCTTCGTCTGTTAGTATCTCAACATTTGACTCGACGCTTAAATCATTAACTTCTTGTAGTTTTAAAAAATATGTATTTGTATCAATCAACTGTGCTCTTCTTTGATGTTCCAATAAATCAATACTTTCTTTTTTATAGGCTTCTAAAATTAATCTTGCATAGCCAACAGCCATTGTTTCTGCACCTTGGTCGTAAATATTATTCGTGTATATGTCAACCAACAACGTTATCTCGTCATCTTCTAATTCTCGCAACAACAATTCGGGATTTAACTCTTTGTGCAACTTCATATAATTAAATACTTTACCGAGATGTTTATTTTTAAAATACTCTGCTGCGAAATTCAGCTTGTCAATCAATTCGGGATAATTGACCAATATACCCAACAACTCACTTTCCCAGTTATCCCTTGCATATCGGTCCATTATTCAATCCCTAATTCATTTAATTTTTCTACAGTCGCCCCTTTTGCTAATAACTGTTCTTTAGTTAATCCCATTTCGTAAAAATATAGTAGCTGTTCATTCGTTGACATTGTTGGTTTGGTTTCACTTTTATCTTGATAGTCTTTCCACATTTGATTCTCAAGAAACGTTCTTGGATATTTCATCCGTACCGTTTCTGTAATCTCGGAATATTTTTTAGCACCCTTGACAATTGCGTTATTTAGTTCCTTATCGACATCCAATGATAACCAATATTTATAAGTGTCTTCTATGAATCCCTTCCTACCATAGTTGTTCCAAAAGTCCATGAAGAGGTTGTTTGCAGTTGCCTCTTTTACTACTACATTTACATTATCATTATAATTATAATTATCATTAAGGTTGTTTTTAGGTTGTTTTGGGTTGTTTTTTGACTGTTTCCTTGCGTTCTGGTTTCCCTTAGGAGCTCCACCTTTTTTACCGTTTTCGACGCATTTTTGATACCTTTTACTTGTAGCGTCTAATTGCGGTTTTATTAACGGAAACATAACTTCCGAGTAACCGTGTAAATCAATTAATTTTTGGTTTAATGCGTACTCTGTGATTGCTTCAAACAATAATAACTTTTGTTCTTTATCAGGGATTTTGGTTAGTGACTCGTAGAAACTCCTATAAAATACAAAGCTTTCTTTTTTATCCATAATCAACCCCCATTTTCTTTTAATAGTTCAATAATTTTTAATCCCGTTTCACCTTTCGTACAAAATTTGAATTCCACATCGTAAACACTTTGTATTGTGTTTAATATCTTGTAGAGAGTTTCACCTTTAGTTGCCTTAGGTGATTTTTTTATTCTGGGGTTAACCCAACCCCTAATATCCTCTAGACAGGCTATATCTGCTCCGTGTTCGATTAAAACGCATATCTTGATACCAAGTTCATTTGCTCGTTTAATCTCGTTCTTAAAGCGTTTATGTTGCTGACAAACATTGCCTATTAACTCCTGTAAATTTTGTTTACGGTCAATAACATAATGAGGATTCGCAAGAGACATATAGTCCCCTGCATACAATTTCGATCTAAAATGTTGTACCCCATTATCATCAAAATGTTTTAAAATCTTGCCTATAGCTACCTCTTTTTCCCTCGAATCAATTTGTATTTGCATAATCTCTAAAATTGGATATCGTCTTCTTTGATTTCGAAAGTGTGAGGTGAGTTATCAATTGTGTTTGCGGGAGCTTGTGGAGCTGTGTTATTCAAAGTTTTCTTTGGTTTTACTTTAAATTCTTTGGACTTAATGCTTGCAACTGACCTTGTTTCTTGAACGCTTAACTTTGTTTTTAATTCGCCATCATTAGAACGATACTCTTCTTCTTGTAATACGATACCTACTAATTTCCCTTTTAATGTCGTTTCATCAAAATTGAACTTGAAATTAGGGTTTGAGCTTTCAACTGCTGTGGTAAAGCTTTTGAAAAACGGCAACGCTTTTTCTTTGTATGAGCGAATAAAGTTTCCTGCCCAAAAATTAGCGTTTTCCCAAATTTTCTGATAGTGTCCTTTGAAGTCACCCTCTGCGATATCGAAGTATATTTTCAAATACTCTTTGTTTGGTTCATCCTCTACATTGGTAATTTTTGCAATATATCCACCTGCTGGTAATTGCTCGTAATCTTCTGCTTCTTTTACGTTATCTAAATTTAATGGTTTCATTTTTATATCTCTCTTTCTTATTTTATTTGTAAGTTTTGTTTTTCTTCTAAGTAACATCCGTTGATTTCTTCTGTTTTTAAAAACTCTTTCAAACCTTTTTTGTCAACTGATTTTGTTACTTTAGTTTTTAATAATTCTGGAATTTTTGCTTCTAGATGCAACATTAACACCTCTTCATCTTCAATTTTTAAAGCAGTCGACTTCCTAAAATCTAATTTAACTTTTGGAGTTTCGAATTTAGTTTTATTTTCACTTTGCATAAATGTAGATAAATATTTCTTCAATGAATCAACCTTTTTATTTTTACTACTTTTACGTTCTTGTAAATTCTTGATTTCAGAGTCTAGCGCCATAGTTTCAGCTTCCAAATTTTTAATAAATAGCGCTATGTTCTCGATTTTTACATCCTTGTCAATATTAAGTTGCTGTAACTTTTCTAAGTCTGTAATTTCTCCAGTTTCTTCATTAATCAATGACTCGATTTCTTGATTAATTTGATACAAATTCATTTTATCCCTCCTTGCTAGTTCCCTTAATTCCTAAATCGTAATATTCCCTAACTACTTCTGTAACATGTTTTAAATCGTTATCGATTTCAGTTTCCTCGAACATTTCTAATGGTGTTTTTACGGGATTAAATCCATTCGTTTTTGTAAGAAACTTGTAATTCCCATCATACGAATGTGTCATTAATGCAATGGAGAACAGACCCTCTAAAGTTAATTGACTATCAATCATCTTACCGCTTGTTTTAGCTTTGACTTTTCCAGTTTCTGTAACATCAACATGATGCATTAAGTACACAATCACGTCATCCTTTGTTGATACCTGTACAAAATCCAACAACTGTTTAAACTCTTGTGCAATATCTGTAAACTTTCCGAACCCTGTTTCTTTGGCTCTGTCAAACATTTCAAACGCCATTAGATATTGGCTGTCATCAATTACAAACACCTTGTATTTGTCTTGATTTTTAGCAATGGCTTGCTTGATTGTTGTGTATCGCTCCGAGTATGAACATTGCCTTAAATTAACAGTGTTTAGTTGTTTTTTAAATGGTAATCTCTTGTTAGCAACATTTAGTATGATAACTTCATCTTGCTTAAAATTTCTTAATGAAGCGGTCTTCCCACTTCCGCTTTCGCCTAAAACTAATATTGGTAGTCCTATAAGTCATCACTCCTTTCTGTCAGATACTTATATGCTTCAACAAAATAATTTTTCATTTCTCTGTATGTTCGCATGTGACCTTCGATTTCTGCTAATTGTTCTTTTAGACTTTCAATCATTTTGACTAATTCTAATATCCCATATGTTTCGTCAATCGCCAAAGCAACGTGCGCTCTAGCTATTGATAGAGCATTGATAGCATTATCACAATTTTCTATTCGATTTTCGTAATACAAAACTGTGTCATCATACCTTTTCAAGGATTCTGTTTCTGTTTCAACTTCCCTTTGTTGGTCGTAACTATTCATCTACTATCACCACCTCACAACCTAACTCTTGACATATTTCTTCAACTGTCATTGCCTTGGTTTTGAAATTTTCTGGGGTAAACCCTAACTTTTCCAAAATTTCGCCTGCAACCATTTTTTTAGGTTCTTGGCGTTCCCATAGAAGTTCCCTTCCTATTGTTGATAATTTATGAGAATGAATGCGAACAGCCCGCCCATAAATTTTGGTCACTACGCAAGCTCCATACGTTAGTACATCATCAAGAGATGAAATATCAAACCCAAAGTGGTGATTCTCAACCCCTAAATCATCGTAAATGTCATAGCACACCCTGACTAAAAACTTATCTATCCCTCTTCTTATCTCTAATAAATAATCAACTTTAATATCTTCTTTTTTAAACATCACGTGTCCTCTCTTTCCCATAAAAGTTCCCTGTTGAATGTCGCCCTTTTATAGGCTCTGTTTCCTTGAACTTTGCCAAAGATTTCCAACACTTCGTTACCATCGTCCAACCGTAAGTTATCGTCAAGAAGGTTTATCTCAAATGTGCCGTACTGGCTAACACCAATCCTACCCTCGCATCTGGTATACACTACTCTATATAAATCCCCGTCTGACATCAATATTAAATAGTCAGGTCGTAAATCTTCTTTTCTAAACATTTTCATTTTAGATTCTCCTTTTCTAATTATTTTTATTATTATAAAGCTCTCTAATCTCCTCAACGTTTGACTGACACATACGGTAATTAGTTTCATATGCCTTTGCTGCTACCCAACCTCTTATGGTAGACATTAATAAGAGTACGAATAATACCATTACAATTTCATAGCGCCATTGTTTAATTAGCTTTTTCATTTTCCGTGCGCTCCTTTTAAGTCTTTCTCGTACGCTCTAACGTACAATTGATTATTTTCTAACTGTTCTCTAAGTGCAATTATTCTTCTGGAATGATGTGCTTTATCTGCTACAGAGGTAGCAATTTCTAGACTAGCTTCGTGGACCTTGATTAGATATTTTATATACTCCTGTTGTTTTTCAAAATCTGTCATTTTTGACATCTCCTTTTTTGTGATGTATAATTTAATTGATTTATTTTCTCTTAGTCACCTATTGCCGTAGGTGATTTTTTTTTATTTTCCACTGCTTATTTTTAATTCATCTACCGTTACTGGTTTATATATAAATGGACTTCCTTGGGAATGAAATCCTTTTATATCGTCAAACGTCATCGTGCAATTATCGTAATGCCTAAAACCGACAGCTATCTCACAAGGGAAAATTGGTGTGTACTCATGTACAAGCTCCCCGTCCTGCCACTCCATACCTCTTGCAAAAATACAAAACTGACCATACTCTACTTCATTTCTTACCCATACTGCAATTTTATTGTTTTTAAAATCCTCTAATGTGTATTTCATTTTGTTTCTCCTCCTTTTAATCTCTAAACAAACAACATGTTAAGTTTGCTATTGATACTACTAATGCGACTACTGTTACTATTAATGCTGGCATGCGGTTTCTCCTTTCTTTAATGATTAACCTCTTTCAATTTCGGCTCTAGCCTCTATCAAATTCGCTAGGGCATTTACCAATTCTGCTGTATTAACCGGCAAATAACTTGCATCTCCCAAAGAGTCGTTGATACGCTTTGTAAGAATTTGAATTAAAACATCAATTGTTGTTTTATTTTCCATATGTATTATCCCTTTCTTAATTTTTAATTACCTTTTGGTTAGCATCTGCGATTAACCAAGACTCATCAATAACTAATGCTAATTCCTTTACCGTGGTTTCCTCATTAATTAACTCTAAATCCATAAATACCTTAATGACCATCGCTGTGTATTCAAGTAACTCTTTATTCTCTGGCATAGATATTACTCACTTCTGTACATCTCTTCTAATAGCTCTTGTACAAACTGCTTACCTTTAGCGGTCCACATTTGAGAGCGAGCCAACGAAGACATATCTTTAAGCCCTTTGTTTTTATATTTAGCGTATAATTTCCAGTGTTTTTTCTGCATATACTGGACCCCCGCTTCTCGTAGGATGTTATTTAATGCTCTTGCGGAAGAAATATTCATTTCTGATGCAATTTCTTCAGTTGTATATAATCTTGATTCTAAAGCTTCTTGTGCAACAGGCAGTTCTTTATTTACATCTGCTTTTTTTTGTAATTGGCGTATTTCCTTACGCATTTCTAGCACGTTAGATTGTAGTTGCACGATATAACCAAGATTCGTATTCGCTTGTAACTTTTCCAATTCATTAAATTTATTAATATATTTAACTTTCCACTCTAATGCATCTTTTCCTGTAAACCCCATTGCCAGTAAACTAAAGCCATCTCGGTTCATGAGGTACACTCTTTGATTCCTGCCGTAAGAATCAGGTAATTTTGTTTCTTGAAACATCAGTCCAAAATTGGACACATCTTTTTTAAAGCTATCAATATCTCTTAAAACGTGTTTATGCTCCTTATTAAAATCTCTTGCCACTTCTTTGCTAGTAACCAATACTTGATTATTTTCTATTACAATATTGATTTCGTTCATGTTCTTCTCCTTTGTTTATTTTTGTAATGCTTCTTCGATTTCTTCATCACTCAAATGATAGTGTTCTTTAATAATTCTTTTCGGTATCCTAACCTCGTCATATTCGAGTTTATTATTTCGCTTTAATTTATTAATAATCTCATACGATTTATCATTTCCAACTTTTAATATTTTTTGTATGTCTTTAGCCGTTAACACTTTATTTACCCCTTCCTGTGGTTATTCGCATTGCCGTGCATGTGCTATCCATTAGCTTTTACGCTTTTAGCGTTATTGTTGTTTAAAAAAATAAGTTGCTCATACGTCACCCCGTACACCTTTTCTATCTTTTTTAAAATCGGAACATCAGGGAATGATTTACCACATTCATAGTTTGATAGTGTATACTTACTTATACCTATTAGTTTTGAAGCCTCTAGCTGACTAAAACCATTTTTATTCCTGGCTGTTTTTAGAGTGTACATTTCCAAATTCATCACCTCCTTGCAACCCAATGATATAACACTTTAAGCGTCATGTCAACGCTTTTAGTGTAATTAATTAAAATATCATTGATTTTTTTACACTTTTAATATATTATATATTTAGAGGTGATTTAGAAATGAGTAATAATTTAGGTAACAAACAAATAATGGCTAACAACATAAAAAGATATATGCGCGAACAAAATAAAACTAGAAATGATGTATGTTCTGCTTTAGATTTAAAATACTCAACTTTTACAGAATGGATCAATGCCAAGAAGTACCCAAGAATAGATAAAATAGAATTGTTAGCTAATTATTTCGGAATAGAAAAATCTGATTTGGTAGAGGATAAAAAAGGGAAAGAAGAAATGTTAAAAGAATTTTATTCTTCCGCCACACCTCAACAAAAAGTAAATATGCAACGTAAAACACTTGACGATGTGAAAGGTTGGTTTGATGAAAATACGTATAATTTACTGGAAAATTATCTTGATTGTGATGATAAAGGTAAACAGTTAGCTAATGATAGATTAACAGAACTAGTTAAACTTTACCCAAAAGAAAATAAATAGGTAAACACACTTATATAGTGTTTATATAAAAAAGAAAAGTATGGAGAAAGAGGGGTGGAAAATGAATAAAATACATTGTGCAAACTGTGGAAGTAGCAACATCACATTTGAAAGAGAGGCAAGTGCTACAATTGGGAGAAACAAAACCTCTTATAAAATAAAAAGGAGACAAAACATAATTATAAGATTGTCATTATTTCCTTTGAAATTTATTTTTGAACTTATTAAGATAGGGATGACAGGTGGTCTATCGTTGTTTTTTAGAAGAAAAAACAAAGTAGGGAGTAGCAAAACTACCGTATTTAACAAAACTTTGTACAAAACGGTTGCTGTATGTCAGAATTGTGGTTCTAATTGGAAAGTAAAATAAAAAATAAAAAAACACCCCATCGGCAAATGGAGTGTTGTAAATGATATCGGCAAATATCATTTTGGAACATAGTAAATATTAACGCTAAGTCTTTTTTTACTATGCTCCTATTATATCAATTTTAAAGAAAAGGGGCAAGGGTATGGCAAAAGAATACAAAACTAAAACATTAAAAAATGGTGAAAAACGTTATGAGTTTGATGTAAATCTTGGTTATGATCTAAATGGTAAAAGAATTAGAAAAACCGTTACATCCAAATCTATAAAAGATGGAAGAGCTAAAGTATCAGAATTAAGGTTGAATTATAAGCAACTATCAGACAGAACACTGACTTTTGAAGAAGCCTACGAATTATATATAAAAGAGGTGACAAATAAAGTACAAAATCAAGAATTATCTTTCAATACTTTGTTGCTAAAGAAAAGTAATTATAAAAAGTATAGCTTATTTTATAAAGTTAAATTAGACAATATCACTGACAGTGATGTATCTTTATGGCAAAATGGAATAACAGGACTAAATGACCAGAGTAAAAATAAATTAGAAGCTGACCTGTGTACGTTTTTTTGGTGGTGCGTGAAAAAGAAACTAAAAGCAGATAATCCATTTAAGTACATAGATAAAACAAAATACAGAAAAAAAGAAATAACTATTTTGACCGAAAAAGAATTTAAAGAGTTTTTGACGGTGGTAGATAATGAAGAGTTTAAGTTATTGCTAACTACTTTGTTTTACACGGGACTTCGTTTCAGTGAAGCGATGGGATTGAAAAATAGCGATGTAATAGATAATGAACTACATTTATCGGAAACAAGAATCACAGAAAGGTTAATATCATCCAATAAGTTTAAAACACCAAACTCTAAACGGATAGTTCCAATTCCTAATTGGCTAGAGTTCCCCACAAAAGAAAATTATAGATGTTCTTTGTACAATTCCATTACTGGTTACCGTTTAATGTTATATCGTTACATAAATAAAGCTGATATACGGAAGTTTACATTCCACGATTTACGTCATTCGTATGTTTCAATGTTAATCGATAAAGGCGTAGATATCTTTTTAATAAGTCGGTTGGTCGGACATACAGATATCAAAATGACTATTAACCGATATGGACACCTATACAAGGAGAGTAGACAAGGTATTACAGATTTATTTAGTATTGGGAGTGAAAAGGAGTAA